GCCATTCTTGCATGACCATTCATAATAGATTGTGCATCATCCATATTTTCTGGAACACCTATACCAAAGAATTGATATGGATTTGTTTCATATGAAAAAGATTGATAAGGTATTCTAAATGGAGTAAAAGGATTTTCTACTATTCTAATTATTTTTCCATTAGTCATCCAAACATTAACTTGAACTTCTTCAAAATCTTCTATCTCTTCAGCAATATCTAAACCTTGTTCTCTAGCAGACATTGCATCTATAGTTCCCCAATATTCTAATACTTCATATCTATTAGATTCTAAATCTCCAAATGAATTATTTTCTGAATCAATAGATGTTTCCCAACTTTTCTTATCATATTTTGGACCCATTTCTAAACATTTATAAATATTTTCTTTATTAAAAAAAGGTCTGTTTAATAAATCTTTAAACTGATGTCTATTTAATCTATGTCTTTGAATAACATATTCTGCTTCTTCCATAGTTCTAGCATTAGGGTCTGGATAAAAATCCCATATACTAACAAATTCTACTTTAGGAACTTTAATTTGTTCAGCTTGATATTCTCTACCATTACCATTATCAGAATATTTATGTAAAGTTTTATTATAAGTAAAAGGTCCTTTTATAATTCCTGTACCTAATAAACAAGATTCAAAGATTGCACTTCTTAATGCAACATTAGCATCTGTTTCATCTAGTTGGTCTTCAATTAATTTATGTAATCTTCGTGCTGCAATTTGTGCAGGTTTGATTTGTGGCATTTCAGGAACTGGAGATGGTCCTGAAGATAAATCTGCTTCTTCAAATTCTTCTTGTAGTCCACCTAAGTTAACTGCACCTAAATTATCAAATGTAGCTCCTGGTGGTAAATCATTTCCATCACCTGGAAAACCTAATCCACCATTCATCTCTTGCATTTCTTCTTGTGGATTGTAATCTAAGTTACCTTCTATCTGTGGTTCGATTTGGTCAACACCCATTTCTTCCTTCATAGGATTCATGTGTGCATATTCATCTATGCCTTCAGGTACAACTGTTTCTTCAATTGTTAATGGAAATTTTCCTGTTCCAAATAGTACATCTATAATTTGTCCATAAGCTGCTAAAACTTTTGTCTTAGTAACTTTAACAAAAACTCTTGATTTTTCATGTTCAGTAAAATGAATATTTTTATAATACTTGCCACGATAATTATGATAAGCTTGTAACCACCTATCTTCATCATCACCTCTTTTATCAGAGCATTGACTAAATTTAGAATTGATATCAATTACTAAAGGTGCTAACTCTTCTAATTTTTCTTCTTCTTGCATAGAAGAATCCATCGTTTCATCAACTGCCATACAATTCCTATTTTGTTATACTATTTGTAGATAACTATAATAATACACTTATTTTCTGCCCTTGTCAACTATTTTCTTAATATCAACTATAACACTATTAGGGATTATAGTTGTATTACCTATCTCATCAATCTTACCATCTTCAGTATCTGATAGTGAATAATCTCCAAATATTCTTGTAACTCCTTTAGTTTGTGTAAGTAAATGACCATGTGTTACACAAGTTGGTAGCTTTGCTTTCTTGCATCCCTCCATAGATTGCCACGAACTGTCCGAGCAAATATCGAGCCAGTATACAGCAACCATAGGATATTTATCTATTTCTCTAGTGGCTCTAGTATTTAATCTTATTTTCTTTTTTGTCATTTAGTCTCCCCAAAATGTTTTTTATCTTTTATAACCTTATAGTTGTGATTATCATCTGCTGTTTTAACTTTACCATAAGGTTCAAATCTTCCATTACCTTCTACTTTAGGGTCTTTTAACCATGCGTGTTGCTGGTCTTTAATTCCATTATTATCTGAGTATCTAAAGATATTCATTTTAAATACTTGTTCTATATCTTCTTGTTTTAAGTATTCTTGTAATTCTTCATATGACATTACTTCATCATATTGTTCATTAGTATTTTTATTTCTAAAAGTATATAAAGGCATATTAGTATCCAAAGGTTGGGTCTGAAGGTGTCCATCTTTTGTGATGTTGCATATCTTCATATGCAGTAATACTTCTAGGTCTAGACATAATTAAATATCTAAGTGCATCATAAGCATGGTCTGATGCTTTAGTATCTACATCTTCTGGTTTAGTTTTATCAATCGGTATTGATTGTAATTCTCTAATAATGTTTGGGCAAGTACGAAATATCTGAAGCTTTGGTCGACCTTTGTCGTTAATTTTTAATCTCTCGTGTATTTGTATCTTGCCCTGAATTCTATTCTTATCTGCTCTTCTAAGCTTGTGTCCTGCTTGTGTTAGTACTTCTCCGACAGTTGGACCAGTTGTTCCTGTTCTTGCCCATGCTGCTGTATCTAAAACTCCAGGAATCGATAATCTATCTTCTCTTTCAAACTCAAATATTCTTTTAGCTAACTCTTCTCCTGTTAATCCTTTTTGATATAGTTCTCTATAAATAATTAATGTTTCATCTGTTGGGTCTATACAACCCCAGATAACTGCTGACTCTGCTGCATAACCATAGTCAATACCTTTTACTCTGCTCCAATGATTAGGTAATTGATATGGAGCTATTGTATGTTTATCATATTCAAATTCTGTAAAGGCAGCTCCTTCGGAAACATCCCAGTTCCCTTCTAGTAATTGTCTTCTTTGTGTTGGTGGTAATGATTGAAGCATCTGTTCATATTTACCATCATCATTTAAATAAGGGTTATCACTTAGACTAGCAGGTATAAACTTTCTAGTTATTTTATCCTGACCAGTAAAAGATTCATTAGGGGGTGCTGGGTCTAGATACCTTTTTTTGACCCAGTTACCTCCCACTCCTCCTGGGTTTGCAGTACACCGAATGTAGCATTGTATTGCATTATTAGTTGTTCTCAATCGTGATTGCAAATATTGAAGTGGGAATTCTGTAGGATACTGTGTTAGCTCGTCAATCCCTATCCAGGTGTACGATTGACCTTGGTATCTATATACATCAGCATCTCTATCAAGGTAACCAAACTCCAATGAAGCCCCTGAAGGAAATTTCCAAATCTTTTCAACTTCTCTAAACTTTGCACCTTGGAATGCTTTAGGGTACAACTCTCTAGATTTGTCTATTAATTCTCTGAGTTCTGGCATTGACTTTCTTAATAGTAATGCTCTATGTTCTTTGATGTGCATAAATCGTAGAGGGTCAACTAACATTGCATATGACTTACCTCCACCTGCTGCACCACCATATAATACATCTTGTTCTGGTGCTGCTAAAAATTGTGTTTGTGGACCATCGTTAGGTTTAAAAGCTATTCGTTCCTTTTCTTCTTTAAGGAGTTCTTTAACAGAGTTAGGTAGCTTATCAATCTTGTCTTCTTCGATAACCATACCTTTCTTCGTTTCTTTATTCGTTTCGCCATTCTGTACTACCTTTAATGCTTCTTTCTTATCTCGGAGTCTTCTCGTTTTATTCTCCAAGTTCTTTTTTAATTTTGCGATTTCTTTTTCTTTTTCTTTAACTGCTTTCCTAGAAGCTATCTTAGCTTTCTGTTCATAGCTATAATTATACTGTCTCTTTGTCATCTCTAGCTAGTAAACCTTTTGGTTGTTCTTTAACTGGTTCTGGTATATCTTTATCCATTATCTTTTTTAATCCCATGGCTGATAGCTTACGACCTGTTTGATGTTCTAATATATCTACTGCTCCTCTTAAACTAAAAGCACCTGACTTAACACCATCCTTCATTTCATTTAATGATTCTATTTCTTTAGCTACTGGAACTAAAGTTTTATCATCATCTCCTAATCTATAACCAAAAGGTATTGTAGAACTATTCCTTCTCATCTATTACCTCTTCTGCTGTTACATCTATTAATTCTTCTTTTTGTGGTATAATAAATATACCTGACGATACTGTATGATTAACATCCACCTTATCTCTTTTAGCAACACCCACTCTGTCTAACAAGGTCTGGGCTGCTTGGAGTTTAGCATTGACTTGTGGTATTGGGTCATCACTTTCCAATATCTCGACAAGTTTCTGACTGGCTCGTGGTGCAGACTTAGCTAGAATCTTTGTGGCGACATCTACAATCTCATCCTTTAAGGAATCTATTACTTTAGATTTAGATGTTGAAGAATAACCTGCTTCTTGTAAAGCTAAGTTAATATCTCCTTTAGCTGTAGTTGCTAATGCTGAGAGAAATGTTTCTTGTTGTTCTGTTAATTTTCTTTTGCTACTTTGATTCGTAGGTAGAAAGTTGTTATTCATAATAAACATTATAACAAGTTTACAGCTAGTTGACAACAGAAATTATTTATTTTTAATTAGAGTTGACAAATGCAGAAGGCATTGTATAATATATATAGCTACTCTCCAGGGGGTGAAGCATATGAGTCTCTCTGGGTCAGTCCAGCTATATAGCAAGACCCTAGCTAATCTTTTAAGCAGGGCGACCTTATCTAGTTTACATT